GAGGTAACAAAAGAACTCCCAGCTTACCTACATACAGCCCACCACCAATCCCGCAGGCTCCCCCTGCACCACCACCGGTTCAGAAGATTGCAGCTCCACAACCTGTAAGTGAAACAGGTGAGCCAAAAGTAAGGAAGAAGTCTTCAACACGACAGAGGATGGGTATCAGGAGAGGTGCATCACAATTGAGAATTCCTCTTAATACTGGTACAGATAAGTCTGGAGGGCTGAACGTATGAAGTCAGCACGCTCACGCTACACTGAACTGAGGTCTACACGACAGCAGTTCCTAGATGTAGCTTATAACTGTGCCCAACTTACGTTGCCCTACCTTGTGGTAAGAGATGGTGATCAAGATGACCACCGTAACTACCGCACACCCTGGCAAGCAGTCGGTGCTAAAGGTGTCTCGACTCTTGCTGGTAAACTAATGATGGCATTGCTGCCACCACAAACTAGTTTCTTCAAGCTTCAGATTGATGATGCACAGCTTGGCGAAGACATGGGACCTGAAGTTAGAAGTGAGATGGACCTAGTTCTTTCTAAGATTGAAAGGATGGTGATGGATGAAATCTCTGCTAGCAATGACCGTGTTGTTATTCACCAAGCAATGAAGCAACTAGTTGTAGCAGGTAACGCCTTGATCTTCATGGGTAAGGAAGGTCTCAAGTGCTACCCATTGAATCGTTATGTTGTTGAACGTGACGGTGATGGTAATGTACTAGAGATTGTAACCAAAGAAAGGATCTCACGTAAGCTGGTGCAAGGACAGCTAAAGCAAACCGAACCTAAACCTAATGAGGTTAGTGCTGGCGGTGGACTGAATGGTTCATCTACTGGTCCTCAATCTGATCAGGTTGATGTTTACACATGGGTTCGCCTTGATAAAAAGAACAGTCGTTGGATCTGGCATCAAGAATGTGAGGACTGCGTACTGTCAGATAGTAAATCATCAGCTCCAAAGAAAGCAACACCCTGGCTGGTCCTAAGATTCCAAAGTTTTGATGGTGAAGCATATGGTAGAGGGAGAGTAGAGGAATTCCTTGGTGATCTTAAGTCACTTGAAGCACTCTCTCAGGCACTCATAGAAGGTTCCGCAGCAGCCGCTAAGGTAGTCTTCCTAGTCAGCCCCTCCAGCACCACGAAACCAGAAACTTTGATGAAGGCAGGCAACGGTGCTATTGTAGCCGGTAGACCTGATGATGTTGGTGTCGTACAAGTTGGTAAGACAGCAGACTTCCGTACTGCTTATGAGATGTCCAATCAAATTGGTCAACGAATCTCTGAAGCATTTATGGTGTTGAATGTCCGCCAGTCTGAACGAACCACGGCGGAAGAGGTACGCCTCACACAACTTGAACTCGATCAACAACTGGCAGGAATGTTCAGCCTATTGACTGATGAATTCCTCAAGCCTTATCTTGATCGAACAATGATGACACTGCAACGTAGTGGAACCATCCCTAAATTACCTAAGGGTATTGTAAAACCATCTATTGTTGCTGGTGTTAATGCACTGGGACGTGGACAGGATCGTGAATCACTGATCATGTTTATCACTACCATTGCACAGACCATGGGACCAGAAGCCATTCAGAAGTTTGTAAACTCTGATGAATTTATCAAGCGTTTGGCAGCAGCTCAAGGTATTGACGTGCTAAACTTGGTGAAGTCAATGCAAGAGGTGCAAGGTGAAATGGCACAGCAACAGGAGCAAGCTATGCAGCAGTCAATGGTTGACCAAGCTGGACAACTTGCTAGCTCTCCCATGATGGACCCTACTAAGAACCCTAATCTAAATGACAATCAAAGCCCAGAAGCTGGGAACGATCAAGCAATCCCGCCCGGCGCGTAAGAAGCCCACCACTAAAGAAAAACCTCGCACGGCTGAGGTAGCAGAGAACACTGTATCTAAAATGAAAGGTGAAGAATCAGTAGACATTACTGTTGAAACACCTGAACCTAATAAGTATGAACCTAAACCTAAGGTAGGTACACCTACACTAGGACGTTCACCCAACTACGTAACTAAAGTTGGACTTGGAAACCTTAAAGTAATTACTGCTAATGGCAACACTGACGTATGATCCCACCCCTGCTGATCAGCCTGAGTTTAATGAAGCAGAAACCGAAGCACTAGCTATCGGTGAAGCTCAGGAACAGGCTGAACAACAGATGTATGCTGGTAAGTTCAAAGATGCAGAAGCATTGGAACAAGCATACATTGAACTACAACAGAAACTAGGTAAACCAGAAGATGAAGTATCGCCCACCGATCAAGGGGACGAAAGCACCAGTGAAGAAGAGGTAACACCTAACCAAGCGATGCTGACTGAAGCATCTACTGAATACGCTGAGAAGGGTGAGCTGTCTCCTGAGACACTGGCTAAACTATCTGAGCTTTCAAGTTCCGACCTGATTAATGCTTATCTAGAAGCCCAAGGACAGGCTGCACCTCCTGCAGACCTTGGACCTGAGGATGCGAATGCTATCTATAATGCTGTTGGAGGTCAAGAGCAATATAATGATTTGATTAACTGGGCATCGGGCTCACTACCACCCCCGGCTGTAGACGCTTACAACCGTGTAGTTGAGTCCGGTGACCCCGGTATGATTCAGCTTGCACTAGCTGGTATCCGTGCTGCCTACGTTGACTCTAATGGGTTTGAAGGGAACACACTTACCGGTCAAGCTGCGGTTGATAAAGTAGATTCCTTCCGTAGTCAAGCAGAAGTCATTGCAGCAATGCAAGACCCACGCTATGATAAGGACCCTGCTTATAGACAGGACGTGTTCAACAAACTAGACCGTTCTAATCTTGATTACTAACATTCTATTTGGTGCAGGTATCTTCGCCTGTACCTTTGCTTTTATGATGTGGTCACATAGACCTGCATCCCCACTCCATAAAAAAATGACTACTACTATTGAAGACGGCGGACGCGCAAACATGTTCGCCAAAGAACCACCCATGGAAATCATGACTGACGTAACTGTGACTCACAACGAAAAAGCTGAAATGCTCAACGGACGCCTGGCTATGCTTGGTGTCATCGCAGCTATCGGTGCTTATGTAACTACTGGACAACTAATCCCTGGTATTTTCTAATGGCAAGCAGGTTGGACGGACCAAAAGAAAGGATGGAAGACCTTAAAAAGAGGTACGACAGAGAAGGTGGTGGTAAAAACCCCTTCTACATCCCTGTCAAAAAAGCTAAGGCTAAAAAGAAGAAGAAGAAAAGGACGGCTTAACTAATGACCCCTAAAAAAGATAAGCTGAAGATTAAAAAAAAGAAAAAACGTCCTGTCTGGGACATCATTGGTCTTGCTGAGGATGTTGTTGGGGACTACAACAAGAAACTAAAGATCCGTCAAGACAAAACTAACGACGCTATCCGTAAATCTAGAAGGAAAAAATGATCGAGTGCCCTGATTGTACTCCCGCCCAACAATATGTTTTAGAACAGTTGCAGGTCCGGGCAGACGTAAGAGACAAAACCGCCCTTGCTGTTATCATGGGCAACATCGAACAGGAAAGTAATTTCCGACCCAATGTTTGCGAAGGTGGAGCTATCGTACCATACGATCAATGCCTTCGCGGCGGTTATGGACTTATCCAGTGGACTACCCAAGCACGCTATGATGGTTTGGGTATCTTCTGCAAAAAATATGAGTGTGACCCTTCCTCGGTTGAGGGTCAAACACGCTACATGATTAATGAGATGCAGTTTAGAAATGATCTTTATGCATTTCAGATTGAACATCAACAAGTTAATTACTACATGAATGCTGCTCACTACTGGTTAGGCTGGGGCATCCATGGAAACCGTACACATTATTCTTATTCATTTCTACATAAACTACAATGAAATCTATTATTGCAACTGGCATCCTCCTCGCCTCTGGCTCCGCTGCAATGGCTGGTCCTTATGTGAACATCGAAAGTAACACCTCTGTTTACGGGAACGATTACCTTGGCGGTACTGTCGAACTCCACAAAGGATATGAAGATACCATCGGTGAGAACTCTTCCTGGTATATCCAGGCTGGTCCCGCCTTGATTCATCAAGACGGTAAGGATTCAGAAGTTGAATTCTCTGGTAAGGTTGGTGTTGCTACAGCACTGACTGATGAAGTTGAACTCTATGGTGAGTATGCTTTCATGACTGGTGATGAGTTTGGTTCTGCTGTCAAGGCAGGCGCTACTTATCGCTTCTGATTAGCTGATGGTGCAGAGGGGGTTCGATTCCCCCTCCAGCTTTGGGTTGCCAGCACCCTAACAACTGGTCTTAATTACCTGATTACATACAACCATGAACTCTTAATT